GCCGATCAAGACCCCGACGCAACTGGATTCACTGCCGATATTACCCAACAGATGGACTATCGTGCAGACTGTGATCCTGCATTTCAGTATATTACGAGAGCAAGTCCTAGAGCATTCGGATATAGCACAGGATATATGACTGGTGACGGCACTGCTCCCAATGGATATCCGGTTGGTGCTGGAATAAGTTTCCCGCAAAATCCGCAAGTAGGTGACTATTTCTTGCGCATTGACTATATGCCGCAGATATTATATCGTTGGAATGGTCAATTATGGATTCGCATTAGTGAGAATGTAAGAACTGATACTGGATTCACTGCTCAGGATACTTCACTATTGTCAGGATTTATTAACAATGAAGGTGAAATCTATCTAAATAGTACAGGAGAAGTTATTCCAGAGGCGCAACCATTGTCATCTGTTCTTCAACCTGCTCTTGATGTAATACCACCGGAAATATAAATTATGGCTGCCTACTTTTATGATAATCAACTCAGAAGATTCTTAATTCAATTTGCAAAAATATTCAGCAATTGGTATGTCACTAGGGGAAAAGATCCAAACGGTAATGATATATTAATCCGTGTTCCTATAATGTATGGTGATAGTAGCAGACAAGCGGCTACTATAATTGCAAATAATAGTGCGAGTAATTTACCAAGTGCACCATTAATTACATATTATATAAGTGGATTAGAATACGAACAAAATAGAACTCAAAATCCTACATTTGTTGATAAAATGCAAATTAGACAGAGAGCAGTAAATCAAGAAACTGGTGAGTATGAGCAGGTTCAGGGACAAGCATTTACTCTTGAGAGGCTGATGCCGGTTCCTTATAGATTAAGAATCACTGTTGATTTTTGGACAACTAACTATCAACAAAAATTAGAAATTATTGAGCAATTGGGTACATTATTCAATCCCGCACTAGAATTGCAAAGTACTGACAATTTTGTAGATTGGACCTCGTTAACCGCAGTATTCCAAGATGGTTTAACATTTACAAGTAGAAGTATTCCTCAAGGTACAGGTAATCCCATTGATGTATTGACTTGGAAATTTTATATGCCAATTTGGTTAACTACTGCTAGTAAGCTTAAGAAGATGGGAGTCATTCATAAAGTTATTGCGAGTATCTTTAAAGGAAAAGCATTAGAAGATATTCAAGACGAAGACTTACTGCTGGGCACCAGACAAAAAATTACCCCATATGGATATAAATTATTATTATTGGGTAATCAACTTCAACTATTGCCTCAAGCCACTGCATTCTATCCTCCCAATAGTTCAATAGAACAGCCTGTCACCCCGAATACAGACTTGTATTGGTCTAGCTTGTTAAACGTCTACGGAGCAATTAAGCCGGGCATTAGTCAGATTTGGTTACAAAATCCATATATGGAAGATGACATTGTTGGTACAATTGTGCCTAACCCAATTGATGATAGATTTCTAATCTATAATATTGACCCGGACACATTGCCACAAAATACACTGGAGCCGATTAATGCAATCATCAATCCGCAATTGACAGGCCCTAATGCAGGATTGCCCGGACCCTTCCCCGGAACTAGATATCTTATTGTTGAAAGCATAGGATATGACGGTGATTCTACTGTTTCTTGGGGTGATTTAGTTGCAGCAGCCAATGATATCATACAGTACAACGCTATTACCAATGAATGGGAAGTAGAGTTTAGTGCAGATGATGCAACTACGGTAGAATTTGTGACTAATTTGACTACTAACATACAATATAGATATGTTCCAAATGAGGGCATGTGGGTTAAGTCATTTGAAGGATGGTACGGAGAGGGTGACTATAGCATCGTTATCTAATATGATTAAACAAGCAGCTGGTGTATTCTTTTATAGCTCATCGACACGTAGATTTTTGTATCTATTACGAACAGACAAACAAACTTCAACTTGGAGTATTCCTGGTGGCGGCATAGATCAAGATGAAACATTACTTGAAGGTATTGCAAGAGAGTGTATAGAAGAAATGAATTTTGATATTTCTGATTGTAAAATTATACCTATTCAAAAATTTGTAAATGGTAACTTTACATATCATACATTTTTTTGTGAAGTTGAACAAGAATTCATTCCTACATTAAATCATGAACACGTAGGGTATGCATGGGTGAAGGACGGCCTATATCCGAAGCCTTTACACCCCGGATTATTTTCTACTGTGAATATTGATATTGTACTTGAAAAACTGAATAGTCTTACTTGATTACATTCCGAAAAGTTTCTCTACGAAAGGGAATCCAATTGCGCCTGCTAGGATTCCAGCTCCCATAAGCATCCATCTCCATTTTTCTAGAGCGGATACTTTCTTTTCAACTTTGTCGTGTTGGGCTTTATTTTCTTCTTGGAAGTTTGTAATGAGTTGTTGTGTTGCAGATGCAGATACATCAATATGAGAGCGCAAATCCTTCAGGTCAGTCTTAATATCATCCATTTTTTCATTTAGATATCCATACTGTACCTGAAGGACTGCAATTTCGGTCTCAGTCTCTTTAATCTTTTGAACTGTAGAAGCCTGAGCCATAGTTTATTCCTTATGCGTTGCCAATTGTTACGATTGGGTAAGGCTGTGCGTTTCCTGCATCCGGAGCAGCAGCACTATTGAAGCTTGAGTATGCTGGGTTAGCATTCTGCAATACAATGTTGCCTGTTGCAACAGGACCTGAAGTTGCAGTGAACAATTCAGCAGTGTGATCGCTCAAGCTCTGAACCTTAACAGTTCCTGAGTTAGCATAAGTTGCAGTGATAGTCATTGTGTTTGCAAGCAATGCTGTATTAGCAACGTTAGCTGTATAAACAGCGCCAGTTAGTCCAGATGATGATCCAGTAACAAGATACTTCTGCTTGCCTTTTTGACGAACGATGTAGCCTGCTTCAGGTGTACCGTATGTCAATGCAATTCCTGAAGCGTTAGCAGTTGCGTTTGCTGCAAAAGTAGCAAATTCTGCGTTAGCATTAGCAATATCATCAACGATACCGAGAATAGCACCATCAGTGTTATAAACAATAGTACCATCTGTTAGTGTGTTTGCTAGGTCAGTTCCAACACCATCAATGTTTGCACTATCATCTGCTACAGTAATAGTACCTACGCCTGTTAGACCAATGCATACGTTAGCAAGAACTTGCTTACCGTAGAGTGCAGTGTTACCACCGACTACTGAGTAAGTATTTGCGTTTGTTGCTGGCCATTGAGGACCAGTTGGGTTGTTGAAATACATGTCAACTGGAGCAACTGTAGTTGCAACTGTTTGACCAGTAGTTGCTGACAAATCAACCTTAGTTGAATCTGGGTTGGCATTTAGCGGTGTTGCAGAAACAGTGAATGTGCTGTTATTGCCTGCATTTACTACTTGAAGAATCCAGTAGAGTGTGCCGGCGATTAGTCCGCCAACGTTAGTTGCAGTTACGAATGGCATACCAGCAATGATGCCGAGATTAGTGAAGTTTGCTGAAGTTGTTACGATGTCTGTTGCAGCAGCGGTTGCAGTAATAGTTACGACTGCCTGTGCCTTTGCGATTTTTAGTGGTCTACCCATTTGTTTTCTCCTATGAAAAGCGAGTTCTAGTCGCTACGCAGTGGGTACTGCATAAGCTCTCCTCATTGAGAACGTTACAATGTATTTAGCTTTATTACGAAATTATTCGGTACCGGTAACAGCATGTGGCATGCCTAATTCTGTTACTGAGAAAGGAGCAGCAGTGCCGTTAGCAGTGATATAAGCAAGATAATTACCTTGCCCAACAATAAAACTATTGTCTACTGTGTTTGCAGGAATAACTTCACACGCTGTTACGTTTGCAGAAACACTAGAGTTTCCTACATTAATTGCGATTGCACAACCTGTGGTTGCAATGCGAATTTTGTCTGTTGCTAGCGGTCCTATTCTTGCACTTGAACCACTTGGCGTTTGAATTAATGATGCCATTTTATTATCCTTATAATCTTCCGACTGCTACTTCAATGACACCTTCATAGCCATCAAAGTCTTGTAGAGCTTTACCTATTACTGTACCCATAGCAGGGAATTGATTTGGTCTTGCAAATCCGTTGCCACCTGAAATGAGCATATCGCCCTTACTGATCTTGCCGCGAACCTTACACGGTATACGACCCTGTAGTGCTACGGCTGTTAGTAGTCCAGGGCATGTAGCGTTCATTACATATGCTGGGTTCGTAGAGACTACGCCGGCTACTTTACTTGTGCCGTCATCCGCAAGAGTAACTTCTTTATCTCCACCAAACATCAACACCGTGCCTGG